TGATATAGGACCTCCAAGAAGTTAAAATATTGAAAATTACACGGTTTTTATGTACTCCCATCTTAGTTCCCCGCAAATAGCCTTCCAAATCTGGTCCTGAGCGTGCAGGTTTTGCCTACATTTCAGGAGCGGAAAGTATGGGAGCAAAGAATCCTCTCCGAGGAGTTCTGAGAACTTGTATAGCACATAGTTGTAGGACAGGAAGTTCTTCCTGTGAGGAGGCTTGTGCTTCTCGAACGGTGCCTGTATTTCTGTGAACATGTCCCTGAACTTCTTCTCAAGAGATTGGCTCAGTTTGAGCGTAGGCATCCCGGTGATGGCATGCGTGATGGAATAAATGTTGTCATAATAGTTTGAATACCCAAGTTTCTTCAAAAACTGTTTTACCTTGGTTGGTTTGATGTCGCTCGTACAAGAGATCCGATGCTTCTTGAATTCAGAACGCACCGCCTCGATAACTTCATCGGGAACATGCGTCCCTTCCTTGGCTTGAAGTGCATTGAGGCACTCTATGAGGTGGTTAGACCTCTTATAAGCCATGGAGTTGTTTTGTTCGGAAAACGTATACGACTCGATATACTTTGAAGTCTTTCCACACTTTGAGCACACCATATCGCTTTGTGTAGAGTTTACTATCTCATGAAGGTCGCCTCCACAGGAACATTTGTATATTTCATCCATGGTTTCTCTTTCAGTGATGGCATCTAAGGTTTCCTGGTTCTTCACTTTCTCCACATTGTACAGGTATTTCTTGAAGATTGTATTATTCTCCTTCACGGATGTTACCTGGAACATCTTATTTTCAGCTACCTTTGTCTCTTCTTGGATTTCTTTTTTTGTGTCATACATCTCCTTTATGTATGGCATAGAATCGAGGAGATAATCAATTTCCTCCTGTTCAATTTCCTCGGATTTCTTAGGGTTTTTTTGCTTTCTTTTCTCGAACAGTACTATGTTTTTTTCTACTGCCTCATTGAACGTCGAGAACTCGGACACTTGTTCGACCCTTTTTTCTTTCTTTGTTTTGTATTTCTTGGTATCATATTTGAGTTGAATGAGATCCTTGTCAGCCTTATTTGGGTACCGTGGGAGAGGTGTATTGTTATACATTAATTTACAACTGATATATTTTGTTTAAACTATTTCGTAAAAAAGAGTTTAACAAAAAGTTTTCCTTACTTACATCAATGGATGCCATCAAATTCTATAGCAGATTTCTGTTCAAGAAGATTACTCATTCTTCTGGCATCAAGGTCAACCAAATACTTGTTTTTGACGAAAGCTTGACCCCTATTTCCTATTGTGAGAACGCTCCTAATTCTCTCACGATTGCCCAACTACGGGAGAAGCTTAGAATTCCCGAATACAGAATTGAAATTCGCTATTCTATCCACGGAAAGAAATTCCGCGCAGTCATTCGAAACGATGACAATGTTAACTTCCCTATCCGCAAGGAATTGGGCATGTTTCCAAGAGTCAGGATCAACAAAGCATATGTTCTTACCGTGGACGGTATCAAGATTGATGTCACGAAGCGTGTTCTAAAGTACGCAGGTCAAAACATGGATTTCAACCAACATGCTGGCGCGCTGATATTTACAGACGACATGTTCCCTTTCCACGACACTGACGAGTACAAATCTCTTATCATCGAAACAAGTGACGGCGACTATGAATACACAATGCACGACTTGCTCATACTTTAATAAAATAATGGTATATATAAACAGAAAGATGTGGGTGTATGTTATTATTTCCCTGGCAATGCTGCTCGCATTTTATGTAATTACTACCAGAAAGGAAAAATTCTCTTTGAGTTGGATGAAACAGGGATTGACAGACGCCGTTAACAAACTGTCTGGAACAACTCCCGAACTGACTACTTCTGGTCTCACTTCGGCAATTTACAATGCTGCAAAAAGACTTCCAAAACCTTTGACTCCAAAAGCAAAGTTTGATGATATCATAGGCAAAGATGCAGATGATATGTATGTCCCAGCTTTCTATAAAATTCAAACTTCATTCCCCCCTTTGATAAAATATCAACCGCGAAAATTCAATCTTATGGGCTAATTTTGGAATTTGTTGGGCACGTGGCAGAAGATTTTGTGAATGTCATTTGACCCAGGAGAACAGAATAGGTATATAGGGTATATAGTGGAAAAATCTATTAGTTTCTGAAAGACTCACAAAAATGAACTTTCAGACGCAGAGGCCCCGGTGCCCCATCGGCACCAAGAATGGCAGTACAGATTCTCTCAACACCATGACAAGGAGGTCCAGTTTGGACATTGGCAGCAGCAGGAGCAGCAGTACAGATTCTCTCAACACCATGACAAGGAAGCTCAGTTTGGATATCGGTGTGGGTGCTCCGGAGAAAATGACTAAAATGGCCGTTAATTTTGTGACAAATAACACTGTGTCCTCACTGACTACTACTGTAGTTCCCGACATTTACGGAACGCTTGTCTCCATGGCACTGTGCTATGTGACCCAGAATTATAAGATTGTAAAGAGAAAGCCTCACATTCTGTTTCACCCCAAGAAGATACTGCGTGCTATGCCTTTGTCTGTCTCTGGACTTCTGCTCGATACGGTTTTTACAAATGGAATTGACAGTATTGAAGATGGTACCATGCATCTAGCGGCACATGTTGTTCTTAAAACTCTACAAATTTCTTTGACGCTGCTGTAATCAGTCAACTTCTTCGATTATGATAGGAGGGCGTGGAGAAGGAGAAATATCATCATCAACTACCTTGGCTGTCAGAACAAGGGCCGCGGCAAGTGCAGCAACTGTAGAAAACAAGATGATTTCACCAGTCTTCATTCTGCAATATCCACATATATTTTTGGTGTAAATTTAACATATCAACTCTCGAGAAGAGCGTCAACTGCTGCCACCACAATGTTGACAAGAGATTTCTGGTCGCTAGAATAGAGAACAGTATGTTCCTTCTTAACTTCAAAGGTGATGACTGTGCCTTTGAATACAATGTGTCCATTGCCATGGACAAGGCACATGGGGCTCGAGAACTTTAGGTCCTCAAAGTATACCACAAATTCTCCCCTCTTGCCAATGGAATCGTAAATATACTTCCGCACAGCAAGTTCCTCGGTTTTTTTCAGGACAAGCTTGTGCTCGGACAGAGGCTCCTCTGATACCCAAGACCAGTCGTGGGAAGTCATTTTGATGTATATACCACAGATTTGTTTATATTATAAGATGTGTCGATATAGATATATATTGACAATAGTGATATTTAATTACATGCGAACTGTATATGTCAGTTATGGATTCTCACGTGAGCAAGCTTGTCCTTGAACGTTTCCAACTGGGCCGCGAGCGTTACTCTCATGGTTTGCTACACCCTGATAATGATTCCATGAATTTCAGGAAGGAACTTCTTGAGGAACTATTGGACGCCGTTATTTATGCTGCTGCGGATGTTGTAAAGTCAACGCCCACTGTCTCAACTGTATTTCAATTTACTGATGACGGAAGTGTGCGACTGTCTCTCGTGGTGAACCATGAGATTGATCACGATGATGGTGCAGATAGTATTTACCATGTTATCATGGACAGTATGACAAGGATGCATGACTATGCCAAACCCCCTTCCAATACCGAACGTGTTCTGCTTCTCTGCATTTTTGCCCTTGAGAGCGTGCTAAAAATTACCTAATAAAAAATATGTAAACTTAACATGCGGCCATACGTCCACAAGGCAAACATCAAGATAGCAATTGGATATCCCTGCACTTTAAAAAGAAATTTTACTAAAGTTATTCCAAGTTTTCGCATGTCATACAATTCTGCTGGAGACGCATTTGCAGAAGAAGGGACATTTGACAGACATAAACATGAAGATGAGAGAAAATTGATAACAAGAGTTGCAAAGATGTGGAACGTGGACATTGAGAACTGTTGGGGATATACCACCGGGGGAGGAAGCGAGGGAAATTTGCAGGGTCTCTGGATGGCGCGTGAGAAATATCCTAATGGGGTTTTGTACTATAGCGATCAGTCTCATTACTCCATCAAGAAGATGGCAAATATTCTCAAGCTGGAATCAGTTGTGATTCCCAGTGATGAAACAGGTGCAATGGATATTACAGAGCTTTTAAAAAGTGTGGACAACAAAAGACCCGCAATTGTCCTGGCAAGCGTGGGATCTACATTTCTAGGCGGCATCGATAATGTTGAAAAAATAAGCCAGAGTCTCTCTGGAAACAAAGTGTACATACACGCAGATGCTGCTTTCTTTGGATTTGTGATGCCCTTTCTTCAGCCTGGGTATGACTCATACAAGTTCATGGACTCAATCAGCATTAGTTCTCACAAGTGGCCTGGAGTTCCCTTTCCGGGGGGAGTTTTCATATCTGTTAAAAGTCACGTTTCCCACGTTGAAAACTTTGAGGAAGTTATTTCTCAGAGAGATGTTACTATCAGCGGGAGTCGTAATGGCCACACTGCTCTCTTCCTGAATGAGTTTTTTGATACTGTTGATCTCAAAGAAGATGTTGAAAACTCTCTTGAAATGACCGAGTATATTTACAATCGGTTGTTGGAATGCGCCCCCGATAGCAACCCTTGGAAGAACGCCCGTTCTCCCATCATTGTCTTCAATTCTCCCTCTAAGAGTATCATAAAAAAATGGTCTCTTGCCACTGTCGGTTCTTGTTCTCACGTGTGTGTTTTAAATCATATTACAAAGGAAGTTGCAGATGCTTTTATAAAGGACATGTCCTTGTATTTTTCTAGACATTCTAACTTGATGAGGTAGTGGAATCCGACCGTGCGAAGATGTTGGTTCCCTTGCCAAAGGAACTAAAAGTATTAACGGGTTTGGGAGAGAAGCTTGAGATGGGAGAAGCAAATGCTGCAAATGGCGAGGTTGCCACGCTTGTTGTCGCCGGAGTTTGGTTAAAAATGTTGGTGGGAGGAGGAGGAGTTGTCAGCTTTGCTGCAAAGATGTTGGTGGAAGCGGGGGTAGGGGAGAAAGACAGTGTGGAGGTAGGGGCGAAAGACGGCGTGGGGGCAGGGGTGAAAGACGGCGTGGGGGCAGGGGTGAAAGACGGCGTGGGGACAGGGGTGGTTGATGGAGCGGAGGCAGGGATGGTTGATGGAGCAAAGGCAGGAGTGGTTGATGGAGCCAAGGCAGGAGTACTGTTAAACACAAAGGCAGTGGAAGGAGCAGCAGGGGTGGGGACAGGAACAGGGGGTGTTGCCTGATTCTCAGGGGTGTCTACATACTGAGGAAGATTTACTGCTGTAGAGCTCGGAACTGGGGGTGCAAAACACCTCATAAGAACCGAGTCATAGCACACCATCTCATCTACAAGGATGAAGCCCTCGATGGGACTGCGCATAGGGATGTTATACCCTGGGATTTCAAACTGCTTGTTCTTGTCCGAGGCGATCATGACACGAATGTTTTCTGCCTCGGCATACAGGAAGTTGGGAGTGAGCTTGAAGTCAATGTCGGTGGTGCCGACATGGTGCTTGAAGAACTCGTTTATGAAGGACACAAAGTGAGTCTTCATAGTATCGGTTATCTTGAAGTTGTGTGCCTCGATAGAGGACACCATGTTCTCAATCATCTTGATGATTTCTCCGCGGAAAGCCATTGTTCTTTAGTTTTTGTTTGGTAATTGTAAACAACAAAAAGACTTTTTTTATAGTCTTTTTGTCGATATGTCATTTGACCCAGTGAGAAACTTGTTGTTTGACCACGGGCACGATTGCGTTATCTTCTAATCCGTATCATCAAAATTATAATATTAACTTAAACTAACATGCATACCAAGTACATCCTGATACTCGTCATCGCCATAATCTTGGCATTAGGGTCATATATGCTGCTAACAAAGAAGCGTAAAGATACTTTCGTGGGAGACTTCTCCATTGACTCTGGTTTCTATGCCGTGGACAAGGCAATGGGGGGAAGCGGTTTCTTGAGCGATCCAATCGATCAATCAGGCTGATATGTTATATCATCAAAATTAGTTCTTGGGCCAATTGCAGACGCTCACACTAGAATCCCAAACTGTACCATCCGCGCATGGCATCTGCGTGGGTTGAGTCCGCCCAGGTTCGCATATAGAGAAAAAGGCATCACCATCGGTACCAAAAGGCTCTCCTCCTTCTACGCCAGAACACTGACCCCCTGGCGCGGGCTCAGGTGCGGGCTCAGGTGCGGGCTTAGGTGCGGGCTTAGGTGCGGGTTTAGGTGCGGGTTTAGGTGCGGGTTTAGGTGCGGGTTTAGGTACCGGGGCAGGTGCGGGCTTAGGCGCGGGCTTAGGTGGTGGGGTTCCACTTTTTGTTGCATTTACAAAGTTGAAAGGAGGCAAGTTCTTGATCGTTATTGTAACCACATCTCCCTTTGCAAAGCCTGCGTTGTTTCTAGTCAATGTTGGCCTGCGGGGTTTGCCTGATGGGTCTGTAAATAGAAAAGTTGTCTTGTTGCCTTCAACCTTTGTAACCCTTCCTGGTACGTTCAAGAGACCCTCGCTGGGACCCGGAGAAGGTTTTGGGGCGGGTTTTGGGGCGGGTTTTGGAGTAGGTACCACAGGAATTGGAGAGCAGGTGAAACCATCAAAGCGATACCCCACTTTACACACACAAACCCCCTTGGAGTTACGCTCATACCCTGGGGCACACTCGCACTTTCCATTCACATTGGTTTGATTGGGAGGACACATCTGCGATTTTATGCACTTGGAACCGTCCCATACAAATCCTTCACCACAGATGCATACACCATTATTGGATACAGCTCCCTTGCTTTCGTCGCATACACACTTACCATCTACGACCTTTTGTAGCGAAGTGCACACCAGGGGGGTGGGAGCAAGTTTCACAGACCCTAGCGCATCTGCACATTTCTTATCAGAAGCACATTGTTTGTCTCCATCAATGTGCTCCCATCCCCGACCAGTGTCCACTGTATTCGCAGGGCATTTCCACCCCTCGTTCGTGCTCTCTCTCAGGCTGTATGTACAAGATGTCTCTCCTGGTTTTAACACAGGACTTCCAGGAGGAGGACATGCCTTGGTTTGGCACTGCTTTTCTCCATCCACATGTTCCCAACCGCGACCCGTGTCAGTCATTCCATCCGGACAACCCCAAGAATCTCCTATGGGTATGCGCGTGGTATACATACATCTCTCTGGCTTAGGACCAAGATAGTCTACACACTCTTTGGACGATGCACATTGAGATTCGCCGTATTCATCTCCCCAGTCGCGACCAGTGTCTATGGTTCCCGGAGGACACTTCCATGTGTTGTCAACTGAGACTCTTGTAGAATACTCACACGCGTTTCCTCTAAAAAAGAAATAATAGATTGCGTACAGCAGTGCCAGTATTACTACGACAACAAGAATTATTATAAGTATCTTCTTGGGTGTGATACCACTGCTGGCTTGTGTTTTGGCCTTTTCAAACAAACCGGATATCGACGAAAATATAGAAGCTCCTCCGACTGCTGCGCCTACTGCATTATCAGCGCCAAAGTTATCAGCGCCAAAGTTATCAGCGCCAAAGTTATCAGCGCCAAAGTTATCAGCGCCAAAGTTATCAGCGCCAAAGTTATCAGCGCCAAAGTTATCAGCGCCAAAGTTATCAGCGCCAAAGTTGTTTCCGAAGTTTTCGCCGAGATTGTTCAATACTTTCTGAGCTGACGCCATATATATAAATACTGTATATTTTAAAAACCATTTAAAATTATTCTCAAACTAATGTTAAATTACGGGTTTTATTTTGATTTGTTTAATAAATGTCTATATCTATTCGTGAGTTTGACCCTAACACAATATCAAACGGAGCAATTGTAGGCGTGGTTGGTCGCCGAGGCTCTGGTAAGTCAGTCATCATTAAGGATCTTCTGTACTACAAGCGGCATGTCCTACCATGTGGACTCGTTATGTCTGGTACAGAAGCGGGGAACGGGTACTTCTCGCAATTTATCCCAGATATCTTCGTCTTTGACGATTTCAACGGCCCTGCCCTGGACAAACTGTTGGAGAGACAGAAAAAGGCCGCGAAGAAAGGGAACATGGGCAGGGTATTTGTGGTGCTGGATGACTTGGCATTCGATTCGTCGATCATGAAGAAACCAGTGATGCGGTATATTTTCATGAACGGGCGCCATCTAAACATCTTTCTCATTTTCAGTTCCCAGTATGTGGCGGATCTAGGCCCCCCTGCTATCCGTGCCAACATTGATGTGTTGTTGGTTTGTCGAGAGGCTATCCAGGCAAACAGATGGCGACTGTATAATATGTTCTTTGGGTGCTTCGAGTCATTCGAAGATTTTAACAAGGTGTTGAATGCGTGCACGGAAAACTATGGAGTGTTGGTGTTAGATAATACAAAGTTAAGTAATGATCCGACCTCATGCGTATTTCACTGGAAGGCAAAGATGCGTGATGATTTCAAGATGGGTTCAAGAGTATTCTGGAAATTCTCCAAAGACAAGTCGCGTACAGATGATAGCGATGACGATGAAAATAACGGTGTTAAGTTGATAAAGGGGTACAAATGACCATGTAAAGTACTCTCCGGGAAATATAACACAGCATGTGACCGCACCTGGAAAAAGATCATGTAAAGCTGATTAATGACATGTAAAAATTCCAAATAAAGTTTATGTTATATGATATAACCATGGTCTTCGAAGGAAACTCCGTCAAAGATATGCTTATACTGTATTCTACGCTCGTTGGAAATACTTCAACAGAAGAAACAAGACACCTATTCGAGAAGCTGGTAGAATCTGTAAAGGCAATAGATCCTGATTTTGTACCTCGTCTCGGTACATCTCTCACTGCGTATGAGGCCTTTCTTTTGGTTGAGAAAGATACTTACAGTGGAAATGTTGCGGCATTATTTGGAGACATCGAGGGGTATATGGATAAAACTATCGAATATACTGTATGGGACCCTATTCATCCAGTGGATGACACACAGCAGTATCCGGATGATGAATGCGTGGAACGTGCTATGATGCCAGCGATACCGTGTGTGTTGCCAGAACGCGACTACCAAAACAACACGTCTCCCGATTTTTTCCAGGGAGATGATATTGTCGGATTGCTGTCTGATGAGATGGAAGAGATTTCTCTGTTTGATGAGCACAAACCAAACAACGACACCGACCAGTATCCCGAGGATACCAATGTATCCATTGTTGATAGGAGCGCGTTTTCTAACGAGTACGCCGCTCGTGATTTCATCTGATGCTCTCGGTGTATCGAGCGACTTTCCTCATATGGTTTAAGAATTCATCCGGAGTGGACACCAGTTTGAGGATATTGCAATCGTGGCAACAGGACACGCAATTGTCCTTTACATACCCAACATTGTTGTTCAGACGATCTATGCCATTGGTATGCGTTTTTGTTGTCTCCCTGAAACAATACGAGCAGTTTCCGTTCCTGAGCTCATAGTATTCGTCTGGTGTCAGCTTGAAGTTCTTGTGAATGTTCTCTGCCCTGTATTGTTCAAATGGCTTGAACTTTACATTGTTCCAATCATCCGTGATTCTTCCCATGCCTCCATTCACATAGGAAACATGACAAGCTCGGGCGATGAATGTATTTGCAGAACACGACCCCTTGGCGCGCACGCAATCTGAACAAGCAGGAACTGCATTACTCTTGGTATAACCATTCATTGGAATTGCTCTGTCGACAAGCGACCTCTTGAAATTCTTTGGTT